CGTCAATATCTTGTCAATAACTCAAACGCAATCAAGTTGCAATAACGAAGCGCAAGATGTAGTGTTCACATGCCAACTACTCGCCCGAACACCTACATATTGTATAGCATGCCGATAATGATTTAGCACGCATTCCAAGGCCAGCGACTAATGATTAGCACGGCACTAACGATTCACGCTTAAATCCTAACCAGCGCGCTAATGATGCCGGCACTGCTCAATCGAACACTGCTCAATCGAACACTGCTCAAACGAACACGGGGGAGGGGGTCGCGTTTCCGGCTGACGATTATCTCTGTAGCGGTCAACTAGCCCCACAAAAAATGGCTAAAGGGCGACCTACTATCGTGGAATTTTAGTGAGTTTCTCCGTTAGTTGGTTATGCTAGCAGTTGGATTAGTCGTAGGACAGCGATGATGGTGGATACGGCGGTTGTGATGATGTGTAACGATGTTGTTGACATAGGGTATGGATTTGTGTAGATTGTGGTTGAACTTCCACGGTGTGTGGGGGTGTACCTTTAATTATTTATGTCTACCCCTGTTGCATACGATCTCCAAGGACAGAACGGCAGTACCGTATTGGGTGCTGGCCATAGCTATTCTGGTAACATTCGTTGGATTCAAGTTGTGAATGACGCGGTGTTGAGTACGGTTGCTAGTGCGTCTGGCAACGTTGCTAACCCGACCCGTTTGCAGTCGATTACCCTGCCTGCTGGTTTGGGTATTGGTGGCCGATTCTCGTCGGTTGCGGTGACTTCTGGCGTTGTTATTGCCTACTTTGAATAATGTCGCAGTTTGCCCAGAGCCGTAGTGCGATGGATGATGCGATCGGAGAGGATGGCGATCGTGGTTTTGTTTCCGTGAATCAGAGGTTGCAGCTTAACCAGTTGCAGCCTGGTGAGGTAAGAGAGTCCTTGAATGGACGCATGGAGGGTTACTGGAAGCCACGTAAGGGCATTATTGCTATGACTGGTGCGCTGACAACTGGCGGGGTTCCGTTGCAGTTGCCGTTTTATTTAATGGATGCGTCCAAGGCTATTTCTAATGTGACAGTTCCAACGACCGGCACTATCAGAATTACGGTGACAGCCCATGGATTTGAGGTGGATTCTACTGGTTGGGCTAGGATTTCTGGATTAGATTCCGCGGTTAATGGAGATTATCTTTTGACCTATGTTGATGATAACACACTAGAGTACACGGTAGATGGCGTTACATCTGTGACTGATACTTCTGGCACCTTATCTCAAATGCCGATTAACGATGCGGCTAACGCAAACGTCAGAGCCTCTTGTTTGTTTAGCGACCCAAATACAGCCAATAAAGAGTATGTGATTGTAGCATTGGATACTGTCGCCAAGAAAATCGACCTTGATGAAAACAACAAGGATGCCAATGGGCATCTTTCGTCTGTAAATATTCCATACCCTCCTGGACAAGCCCTAGGAGCAGACACCGACATGATACAGGTGTTCGACAAGGTAATGCTCTTTCGTGATGGGCAACAAGCGTTCGAGTGGTTTCCTAATGGTCGTCCTATTGTTTCTGCGTCACAGGCTGGTACTACTACCGTGACAATGAATGTTAAGGATCACGGGTTACTTGCTGGGGCGCAGATTACAGTTGCCGGGCTTACTGGCGGAACACCTGCGAATGGCACATTTGCGGTAGTTTCTGTTACCGACCAAGACACTTTTACCTATACTTTTACGACTAGCCAGACACAGACATTTGGTGTTTCCGCTGCCACCATGACCGATGGATTTACCCTGTCGCCCGGTGGTGCGTACACTCAACCGCAGACATTCAATATCCAAGCAAAAGATGTCGATGTGGTTTCTGGTTTGGTTACTGCTACCGTTACGGGCAACGTTACCGTTAGGGCTGGAGACATCATCGTGGTCCGTGAGTCTGCAACACCAGAGCTTTCTGGCATGGTTGGTAATGAGTACTATGTGACCGAGGCCACGACCACCACAATCAAGTGGTATGCTCCTATTGGGGACTACAATACATCATCCTCTGATTCCTTTGAGTTTGGTGGAAGATTCAGCGTGGGTGGCGGGTTTATGCACCAACCGGGTGCGCCTTGGGGAGTTTACTTTCAACGAAGACTGTGGGTTCCACATTACTACAACCAGTCTGGTACGTACAACGCCCCTGTTTATACTAGTACCAAGATCACCGACGAGATCGCGGTTTCAGATATTCTGGATACCACAACCTTTGACCAGATCGAAAACCAGTTTCGCATCAGTGGTGGCACTGCCGACTATGTTGTTGGAATGCACGGGTTCTACGAAGATGGGTTGATTGTTTTTAACCGCAATAGCTTGCACCTTATTTCTGGGACGCAGGGTAGTCTGCTAGACACTAAAGTTACGGAATTAACCTCCGAAATTGGATGTTTGGCCCGTAAGACTATCGTTTCTCGTGGGAATATGGTTATGTTCCTGTCTGACGATGGAGTCTATGCCGTCGAGTTCCTTAACGATTACAACCTTCGTGGGGCAGAGGAGCCAATCTCCAAGAATATTCAGCCCTACATCGACAGAATCAACAAGGATTACGCCGACCAAGCCGTAGGTGTGTTGTTCAATAACCGTTATTACCTTGCTGTGCCGCTGGATTCTGCGGTTGGGGCCAATGATGCGCGTGGAAATAACGCAATCTTGGTGTTTAACTTTCTAAACAAGGGGTGGGAATCGCTAGATACATTTGGAGATTCGCGGTTTTCTATTAAAAACTTTGTGATCGGAAGTGCAGGAGTCCGCGATAACATTTATGCTGTGACCTCTAATGGTGGTTTGCACCAACTTGAGGCATCAGATACATCAAATGATGTTTTAAGTGTATCAAATACAGTAAATTTAGTAGCGACTCCAATAATTGAAGCATCTTTAACCACTCGCGGTTATGATCTTGGGACAATGGATCGTAAAAGATTTACAGATGCCCAAGTTATAATGCAAAACTTGGCTGGACAAAAAGGCGAATATAGCATATCGTTTGCATCTGAAGACCCAGATAATGCTGAAGAAATAGGAACCACCACTCAATTTCTTGGCGGGGAAATCCTTGGGCCTAGTACTGAAGGAGAAGCCGAAACTGCAAATATTCGTTGTCGACTTGGTGGCATTCGCGGCTATACAGGCACGATTATCTTGACAAGAAACATTGGTTCCCCCAAGGTGAACTCCATTAAAGTTGCTGGTTCAGTAACCAACAGACAAATTATCTCACAGAAATAACCGCTATGGGCGCAGTTAACACCACCTACACATTTACGGCTACTGACACAATCACTAGCACAAAGATGAACAACATCATCGACCAAACAACGATGACAACTGATGCAGTTTTTACTGGTGGAACCATCGAGGTTGTCTCTGGTAAATTGCGAGTAGCTGCTGGGAAAATCACATCAAACGAACTTGCGAACAATTCCGTTAATACAAGTGAAATTGCGAATAATGCTGTAACACAAGCTAAAACAAATAATATGCTTGTTCCTGCTGGTGCTGTTATGGCATTTGCGATGAACTCTGCCCCAACTGGTTGGTTGGCAGCCAATGGCAATGCGATTAGCAGAACCACATATGCGACACTATTTGCTGCAATTGGAACCACATATGGTGCAGGAAACGGGTCCACAACATTTAATCTTCCAGACTTGCGTGGATACTTTGTGCGCGGTAGCGGCACGAACTCCGATGGCACATCATCCGGAGCATTTGGCGCAAAACAAGCTGATGAATTTAAAAGTCATACCCATCAGCAAAAACGAGATGATAATTTTGGAGCGCAAGGAACAAGTGGAGGCAATCCAGATAGTGCTTATGGCGGCTTAGAATATGGTGCAACAAGCGCAACAGGTGGTTCCGAAACTCGCCCTAGAAACATCGCAATGCTTTACTGCATTAAGCTGTAATGAGCCAACACCTAGCAAAAGCAATAGAGATTTATGGTAATGACTTACAACAACTCTTGGCTTGGCACTTGTGCCATGGAATTGTTTATTCGGATTTCAATGGCTTTTCAATGTATTTTTTTTGCGATCACAAATCGCCAATGGAAGCATGTCAATTTGAAAACTCAAACACACTTTTCGTAACAATCCATTGCGGTATGATGACAAAAAACTCACTAACAACCATAAAAGATAAATTTAAGTATATTGCATTTCAACGTGATACTAAAAATTCACCAAGAATAAGAATTTACAATATGTCTAAATTTTATTCTAAATTAAAATAAATAATATGT